TGCACCAGCAGAAGAGCCTGCACCAGCAGAAGAGCCTGCACCAGTGGAAGAGCCTACACCAGTGGAAGAACCTGCAAAGGCAGAAGAACCCGCACCAGTGGAAGAACCTGCTCCGGCACCAGTGGAAGAACCTGCTCCGGCACCAGTGGAAGAACCTGCTCCGGCACCATCAGAGAAGCCCGCTAAGACAGAAACGGAGCACACTATCGACGATTGTAAATCATGGGCTATGAAGGCTCTAAACGCGAAGAAACGCCCGATTGTACAGGAAGCTTTTGAAAGCGTAGGCGCTTCCAGTTTCCCGACGTTGAAGGAAGAGATGTTTAACGATTTTGTTGCATACATTTCGAGCCGCCTATAATGGGACACGCAGATAGAGACCACGCGATTTTATCGCCGAGTAGCGCGAAACGATGGATAAATTGCACTCCATCGGCGCTACTAGCAGAAGCCGCAGGCAGTAAGACAAGCGTTTACGCGGAAGAGGGAACTCTAGCCCACGAAATAGCCGAATACGCGTTGACACAGTATATGAACGGCTTATATGATCCGATCGTCGACGAAGAGTTACCCGTCAACTATGAACACCTCAAAAACCCGCTGTTTAGTATTGACATGGCAAATTACATTCGCGACTATTGCAATTATGTTATCGGTGAAATTTACGAAATGCAGAAGGCGGACGGTTTAAGCGAAATGTTCCTAGAGCGTAAAGTAGACATTACCGATTACGCACCGGATTCGTTCGGATCGGTAGACGTAACACTAGTATCTGACAAGACGATACACATTATAGATCTGAAGTACGGCGCGGGTGTTAAGGTAACAGCCGATCACAACGAACAAATGATGCTGTATGCCTTGGGAACTTTGAAGGCAGCAATGTCGCCGAACATAACCAATATTCGAATGACGATAGCACAAGTCAGATTAGACCACTACGACACGTTTGAGATGTCGAAGGGTGAATTACTTGACTGGGCGGAGAAAGTCCTGAAACCCGCCGCAAAAGCGGCAATACAGGGCAAAGGAAAACAGGTTATCGGGAGTTGGTGCGGATTTTGTCCGGTTAAAGCCCAATGCAGGGCGCAACGTGACGCAATACTTGCAGACTTCGACGAAAAGCCCGAACCGCTGTTATTGTCTGACGAAGAAGTAACCGACCTTATTGGTAAGATCGACACGTATAAGAGCTGGATCGAATCAGTTAATAAGTACGTCTACGATAGAGCGATACAGGGGCATAAATGGAACGGTTACAAGCTAGTAGCCGGACGGTCAAGCCGAGTTATCACGGACGAAGCAAAGGTACGGCAGGAGTTATTAAACGAGTTCCTGGAGGACGAGGTTTTAAACATCAAGCTAAAGGGTATCGGAGATCTCGAAAAACTGTTGGGTAAAAAGGTATTTAGCGCGAGGTTTGGAGACGCGATCGAATCGCGACCCGGAGCACCGAAACTAGTACCGGAAAGCGCTAAGGGTGTGGAATATAACCCGCTTTGCGACTTCGACATCGAAGGCTAACAGAAGTTAAAAAACAATTAAAGAATGTATAAAAGGTTTGAAGTTTAAAATAAAGCAATATCTTTGAACCGTGAAACAAATTAAACTTAAAAATTATGAGTAGAAAATTGATCTTAAAAAACGTACGTTTCTCTTATGTAAGAGTTTTCGAGGCAGAACAGTATCAAGGCGTAGGTGAATATCATTACAGTGTAACATTGTTGATCCCTAAAACAGATACAGCTTTGATTAAGCAAATCAATGACGCGGTTAAGGCAGAAGCGCAGGATTATTTTTCAAGAGACCCAAAATTCAAAGGACGCGTACCGGAAAATTACAAAAGCCCGTTACGGGATGGCGACGCGCCGGAGAAAGAAGGACAAGCCGGGTATGAAGGATGTTATTACATCACAGCGAAGCGCAAGGAGGAACACGGGCAACCGATCATAATCGACAAGAGTAAACGCCCGATTACAGTGAAGGAGGATATGTATTCCGGCTCTTGGGGAGTAGCTTCCATCTCAATCTATGGTTACAATATGAGCGCCGACAACCGCGGTATAACAGCCGGATTGAACGGGATACAGAAAGTAACCGATGATGATAGACTGGACGGCGGATCAAGCGTTAACGACTTCGAAGATTTAAGCGATGAAAACGACAGTCTGGCAGATTTCAACTAAAACAATTATTTCAAGTATAAACAATTAAATTAATTATTAATCAATCTCGTTAAAACAGGTGTAAAATGATTCTCAAAAGCCGTGCCGAGTAGAAGCGGCGCGGCTTTAATTTTAAAAACCCCTAAAGACATGAAACCAATTTATATAGATTTTGAAACTTATTCAAGCGAGGACATTAAGGCAGGCGGAGCGTACCGGTATACGCAATCGCCGGACTTCGAAATACTCCTTATCGGTTACGCGGTAGGCGACGGCGCAGTTAATATAGTTGATATGACTAGATCAGACGCTTACGATCAATTTACGGACTTCATCAACTTACTTCTCGATACGCAATACACGATCGTAGCGCACAACGCGCAGTTTGAACGGTTGTGTTTGATGGCATACGGCATCAGTATCCCGGCGGAACGTTTCTTGTGTACCGCAACTATGGCGTTATACGCCGGATTCCCGGAGAGCCTGGGAAACCTTTCTAAGGCACTGGACTTGAAAGAAGGCAAGAAGGGCACCGGGCTAGCCCTTATAAAGTTCTTTTGCCAACCGCAAAAACCGACTAGATCGAAACCGGAAGAGTACCGCAATTTGCCAGAAGATAACGCGGAAAAGTGGGAGGAATTTATAGACTACCTACGTTACGACATTCTTTCAGAACGTGAAGCCCTGGCACGCCTTGATTACTGTAAGTTCCCACAGTCGGAAATAGACCTGTATAGACTGGATCAAGACATTAATGACAACGGCATAGCCGTGGATATGGAGCTGGCAGAACGCGCGGACGCTCTCAACGAAGAGTTTTGCGAGGAGCTGAAGAACCGGATTAAAACTAAGTACGGCATATCATCTCTTAAGTCCGCAATGCAACTTAGGGACTTCGTTCTGATCAACACCGGAAAATCTTTCGATTCATTCCGCAAAGAGGACATAGAGGAGATTATGCAGGAGTGCGACAACGAGCGGGTAGACGAGGTGCTGAACGCACGTAAGATCATAAACAAGACTAGTAACGCCAAATATACAGCGATGCGCAATTGCGTGTGCTTCGACGGACGGGTACACGGCTTATATAGATTTTACGGCGCGGGCCGTACTGGAAGATGGGCGGGTAGACTAGTCCAAATGCAGAACCTACCACGTAACTATATACACGATCTAGACGGCGCACGCGATAACGTTAAACACATGAGTTTGCAGGACTTCGAATTGTTCTGGGGAAATGTGCCTGACACACTATCGCAGCTTATCAGAACAACGTTCGTAGCCCCCAAGGGAACTACATTCCACATCGCCGACTATTCGGCCATCGAAGCCCGCGTACTGGCGTGCCTATGCCGTGAAGATTGGCGTATTGAAGCGTTCCGCAACGGGAAAGATATATACGTAGTGTCCGCAAGTATGACATTTAGTTTGCCCGAGGATCAATGCGGAAAAGGCACCCATTACCGCCAACAGGGTAAAGTAACCGAGCTTGCATTAGGCTATGGCGGTTGGGTAGGTGCTATGTCTACGATGGACTATGAAAAGGCGATTGATCCCACATTGTACAAGGACATCATATTGAGATGGCGCGCAGCTTCGCCGAGGGTGGTTGAATTCTGGGAAGCCCTTGACAGCCGGGCTAAATTGTGCATCCGTAACAAGAAGGACGTAGAAGTTATTCGGTACGGCGTACACGTTTGTACATTTCAATGGTTTAAAGAAAACGATTCTCTAGCTATTTTATTACCTTCGGGCCGTCGTTTGTTTTACCCGTTTTGCCGGATTGCTACGAAAAGCGTGCACGGACGAGACAGGGAGGTTATAACATACAAGGGTCAAGACCTTACTGGAAAATGGGCAGACCTAGACACGTACGGCGGAAAGCTAACCGAAAATATCACGCAGGCAGTAAGCCGTGACCTATTGGCTTATGGTATGCAGGAGATTGTAAAACGTTATCCGGCTGTTAAGATCGTGGGGCATATCCACGACGAAACCGTTAACGAAACGCCTTTAGATGATTTTGGCAAGCCGACCGTATCGCTAAGTGAGATTTGCGAAGCTATGGCCGCTACGCCAAAATGGGCCGACCCGTTCGGCATTCCGTTGAGGGCAGAAGGATTTACTAGTAATTATTATAAAAAAGATTAACATGGAAAAATACACCTTATCACTTGCAGGTTCTTCAGCGTCTCTGAAATGGAAGGCGGTGCGCCTCACATGGGATGATTTTGTAAAACGCTTGGGAACACCCGTTATCACCAACGAAACGGTACGTGAGTACGATAAATTAGACAAGCCCGCTAAATCGTCTTTGAAGGACGTAGGCGGATTCATGGCTGGCGAGTTGTCTGGCGCGCAACGCCTTAAGAAGGCTGTTATGTCCCGTTCAATGATTACATTAGATGTAGACTTCGGAGATGATTTATTCCCGTTCGATTTTGCGGATCGTTTTTCCGGTGTGGCGGCAGCTATTTATACTACCAGATCTGATCGTCCCGGATCGCGCCGTTACCGTCTTATCATGCCGTTAAAGGAAGAGGTTACAGACGTTACTATGTACGAAGCCGCAGCGCGTAAAGTAGCCGAGTTGTTAGGTATCGATCTATTTGATAAAACAACCTTCCAGCCCGAGCGTATGATGTACTGGCAATCTCTTTCCAAGGATCAAACTGGGCTTTTCGAAGTGTTTGAGGGCGAGCCGATCAGCGCGGAGTATCTCGTAGGTTTGTATGGAGACAATGAAGAATGGCGCGACGTGCGCAAATGGGCATTCCATTCAGAAGTAGAACGTGATACCCGTTCTATCATCAGTAAAGAGATGGCGAAAGACCCTAGAGACAAAGAGGGCCTAGTAGGCGCGTTTTGCCGCTCGTATACGATACAGGCAGCAATAGAGAAATACTTGTCAGACGTTTACACAGAAGCGGAAAACGGACGTTATACGTACGTGCTTGGATCGGGTGCGGCTGGTTTAGTCGTGTATGACGACGTACTATGCTTTTCTCACCACTCAACCGACCCTATCGGAGACGGACACGCTTATAACGCCTACGATTTGGTACGTGTGCACAAGTTTGGACACCTGGGTAAGGAAGACAGTACCCGCGAGATGAACAAGCTAATTTGCGCCGATAAAGAGTGCGTTAAAGATATGGTAGCCGTGGACGATGATCTAGCCGACTTCGAAGAATACGCGGACGCTGTTAAGAGCGACGCGCAGACCGCTGCCGAACTTGTTTGGGATTTAGATCGCAAAGGTGATAAATTGTGTACCGTTCGCAACTTCGTTAACGCTTTCAAGTGTGATCCACTATTAAATGATCTGCTAGCTTATGACTTGTTTCTAGACACGATCGTGTACACCCGTACGCCGTTCTTCTCGAAGGACATAAAGAAGGGTGATATGTTGGATGACACAGCTGTAGCAATTATCCGTGGACGTATAGAGGACTTGCACGGTATTTATAATGACAGCAAACTAACTGATGCACTGGAAAAGGTTTGCAGCGATAACGCTTTCCACCCTATCAAGAAGTACCTAGAGGCACTAAGATGGGACGGCGTGAAACGTATTGATAATTTCTTGGTTGACTACATGGGAGCAGAGCCTAGTATCTATGTGTCCGAGGCGTTCCGCAAAATGCTGGTTGCCGCCGTTACTAGAGTTTACGAGCCAGGCCGCAAATTCGATACGGCTTTGGTTATGTATTCAGGACAAGGCGCAGGAAAGTCCACGCTTATACAGGCGCTTTCGAAAGGCTGGTTCAATGACTCGTTAACGGACGTGTCCGGGCAAAAGGCGTATGAAGCAATACAACACGCCTGGATCGTGGAGCTAGCCGAGTTGTCAGCCCTTCGCCGTTCGGACGTGGAGGCTACTAAGAACTTCATAAGCAAGCGCGAAGATACGTATCGTAGCGCATACGCCCGCCGGGTAAAAACGCACCGCCGACAATGCGTATTTTTCGGGTCTACAAACGACGATGAGTTTTTGAAGGACAAGACCGGCAACCGCCGTTTCTTCCCGATCGAGGTACGCGCCAACAAGAACACGCACAAGCTGTTCGAGAAGTCTTTCGAGGACGTAGTGGACCAATTATGGGCGGAAGCAATGGAGCTGTACATGTTGGGTGAAAGCCTTATCTTATCGGACGAAGCGGAAGCGATTGCAAACGAGGGACGCGAAGAATTTACAGAAGAAAGCCCGCTAGTAGGTATTATAGAGAACTATGTAAATACGCTTTTCCCGGCTGACTATGAAGACCGCACCGAACAACAACGCGCTGACTTTCTGGCCGGATCGCTGGAAGAGGTTGGGACGGTTCAAAAAAATACGTTCTGTTTGATGGAGCTTTGGGTAGATGCGCTGGGACGCCGGAAAGAAGATTATACAAGCGCGAAGGGACGCGAACTGGCAACAGCTATGCGACAGTTAGGAGGCTGGTACAAAGGAACGTTAAATAGAACTAAATTGTACGGCCGACAAGTAATTTATATCCGTAAAGGTAGCAAGGAAAGCAAAAAATTACTATCTTTGTGATACAAAACTTTCTTTTCTAATTTTTAAGGTTAATACTTTTAGGGTGGTTTTTCAGTTAAAAAGTCTTTCGTAGTGATACGCGAGACTTTATTTTTGTTAATATGCTAAAGTTTTTTGAGAAAAGTTTTGGTAGTTCGTAATTAAGTCGTATCTTTGAAATGTCAAAAGGAAATAACCACTTAAAAATTAAAGTCATGAAAGCAACTATCGAATTAACAAAAAGAACCGCTCTAGAAGATGTAATAATCAGAAATGACAATTCCGAAAAATCACAGATGATCCAGGAAAAACAAAGAGCACTTGAAAACGCTAAAGAAAATGCCGAGTATTACAGGTCCGTAGGGCAAAATGAGTTTGCAGATAATGAAGCTAGTAGGGCGCGTTTATTGGAAAGACAAATCAAATCATTAAAAAATTAATAACCCGGCGGGGTAACACCCGCCACAACACTCAAAAGATATGAAACAGAATACAGGAGAACTAAGCGAGGCGGATTTAAAAGCCCGCCGCCGCTTTTGGAACAAGAAAGGGTTCTTCGGAGAACCCACAAGGAAACAGATCGAAAGCCGGTCTCTGAAAATGCAGAAACTAGTTAAGGCACTGAAAACCTTTTCTTCCCTTGAAGAAGTTAAGGAAATTCGCGCTAAACTAGGGTCGGGTGAACGCTTCACGTACGCTATGTACACAGTGTGGCGCGCTAGCGAATCAGATTTTAATCACGCAATATCAACCTTTAAAATATTTTAGTTATGAAACAATTTGTAGTTTACACGTTTTGGGCGATCCTATTTGTATTATTCATCTTATTGTGCTGCGAGCCAACAACTAGCGTATGATACAGATATTGAGAGCGGTGATTATAACGACGGGCGGCGTTATAGTACAGGACTATGCAGAAGTCCAGGATAGTTTAGGTGCGTATGTCGTAACGGACATAGAGGCGGAACGGCGGTATATCGCCGAGTGTCAGACCCTAGCGGGATTTACGGTTAAGCGGGTTAATCTAACTTATGTAACAGAGGAATGATGTATATTATATTAGCGGTGGCGCTTATCGCGATCGCCGTGTATTATCCAATTAAACTTATAAAATTTTACAGTATGGAAAGTACAGAACAAGGCTTAAAGGCCAAAATTACACAGGACTTAAGAGAGGGAAAAGTTTCCCGTAACCTTATTTTGTTGGTGTTGGGAGATGGTGGTTTGCGTCTCACGCGGAATCAATTAGACGTTATTTTCGAATGGATGCTGAATCATTCCGACGCGTGGAGAGTAACATCTGATAGATGTTTTATTGTAATGTTTAAGGAGAGTCCCTTCAGGCCTGACTGCTGGAACAGCTTAGAGGATTATAAATACGTGATGCGCCAAATGTTTGGGGATCACAGAACGCCGGATTTTTTGGACCGTAGGTGCTCGGTGATGGAGGCCTGGATAATTTCGGAAGAATTAAAAAACATATAACAATGAGTAACAAGAAGAAATTAAAATCGCGCGATGGAGCAACCCGGATAACGCCGGATAAGAGTGTAGGGTATTTTTGCGGTATGTATAAGCTGCAAGTGTATGACAAGGCAGAGGACGTTTGGGATGACGTATTAGGGTGTACCCATCTGACATGGACGGAAGCAACCACGGCCCGGAAGAATTACGTAGCGCTACGGAAAGCGTGTAAAGTGGCCAACAGTTCGACAATGAACATTAATATACCATCGGATGAAGTCAACGGAAACTAGCGAAAAGGTATTCGAGCGTACTATGTCTAAGTACGTAGAGAGTAGAGGAGGGATGGCGGTTAAACTGCTATCCCAATTTATTAATGGTTTGCCGGATCGAATGTACTTGTTACCGGGCGGTACGGTTATCTTTGTTGAGTTCAAGTCTACGGGCTGCAGGCCCAGACCGATACAGCGTGTTATACTCGATCGGATTGCCGCGCTAGACTTTAATGTACGAGTAGTGTCGAACCCTGACGAGTACGACGATTTGAAGGAATTAATAGACTTTTATGTTAACGGGCGTTAACTAAGAGCGTTTAATGCAAATCAAAGTTAAGAGTTTACCCTATATTTTGGTAGTATGAAAAGAACCCGTATCTTTGAAATGTCAAAAGGAAATAAACCAATTAAAAATTAAAGAGTATGACACTGGAAGAACTTAAAAACGGAATGAGAGACTATTTCAAAAAGTATAAGAACCTAATGAATAGCGAAGAGCGCAAAGAGTTTCAAAGCGCGATCCTAGAGGTATCTATAACAAAGGCTATGACAAAGGCTGTGAAAAAGTTTAGCAAATCAGAAGTAATTGAATTAGGCAATAAGTTAGCGCAACAAGGTTTAGTAGTACGTTACGAGCCTAGAAGCCACTCACACGATACCCGCACATTGTTTCCACAAACCAGCGCGCAATACGATTGGCTGAAAAGAACGGCGGGAACTACCGACAATGTGATTATACTCTCCACTGCCGAGGATATAGTATCCAGATTCCCCGAATTATCTGGGCATGTGACTAGCACCAAATCTGGCAATAATTGCAGAATAGACATAACATTATAAAATTAACCCGGGCGGGTAACACCGCCCACAACACCCAAAAGATATGAAAAAGTTAATCAGTATTTTAGCAGTAGTTTTGTTATCAGTTAGCGCAATGGCGCAAGTATCAACCGCATCAGGCAGTTTAAAAACGCTTAAGTCTTTCCGCCTGGGAACATGTAAGATCGTGGAAGTCACGAAGGGCGACGCGGTAACCTATCAGATCACCGGGCAGCTAGCTGGGACAAGTTCCCTAGAGATGGACATCGATCTAGGCGACGCGGACGCAGCGGTTAAGACGCTCTTAAGTCTTGCAGAGTACAAACCGTCAAGTAGCAACGAGATAGTGCACCTAAACAACCCAGGGGATCACACTGCGCGTTTCCCGAAGATGGCAGGCGTATGGCAGATATTCAGCCCGGGCAACCAGTTCACCGTTAACATCTCACGCAACGAGCTTAAGAAGATGGCGGAAGCAATAACCAATAATAAATAAGATCATGGAAATATATAGAAGCAATAGCGGTGAGATCCTGGAAGTATCTAAAATACCTAACGGACGTATAAGGTTATCACAGGTACGGAACGCAGGCCGCAGGGAGTCAAAGAGCGTGGGCACCGTCAAGGAACTGAACGCGTTCCTGTATAACGGAGGCTATCACCTGGTAATGACTGAACGCAGCAAACGTTTCGGCCGTCACTTCACGGAGAACAATTTAAGCGACGAACTGCTGATGATCCTACCTAACTCGGAGCTGGCCGTAGAGCGTAACGGGGATATTTTTTCTTGCTGGTTTCTGGCTGACAATGCCGACGGAACGGTAGAGGTATCATGCAACGCACCGTTTGCCGCGGTTAACTGGCAAGGGTATAAAGCGATAACGGTGGGACTTGACGAACTGATTATAATAGAAGGAGATATTTAATTATGGTAGATTTCAATAAGAAACTAAAGATAGACCGCATCAATCTATTTTGTGATGTGGTTACGAAGATGGCGAACGGAACGCCCGCCGAGGGCTACGCGATTGGGGACGCTATCAAACAGTTACCCGAGAACCTGCAACAGTACTTAATATCAGAAGTGCCGGACGTGATACTACGCAGGGAGTACAGCCGCCGGGAACTTCATAAAGGTGAGGGCGCGGTATTCGAAGGAGCGGACGCAGTGGCCGAGGTTTACAAGGAAGAAGTGTTTAACGCTAACCGTGGTGAAGCCCTGAAGGACTTGTTAGGGATCAAATCAAAGTTTCCCGATATTCTGGACGTTATAGCGGAAGTACTTAAATGTTTCCCGGAACGGTATACGCTAGACGATATTTACGATATGATGTACAAAAAAGATTTAGGGTTATGAAAACAATAAGAGTAGGCAGGCGTACATACGCCGCGGTGGAAGTAGACGAGAACGTAGCGTGCAAGGGTTGCATATTTTATACTGTCGGGTGGGACATGAACACACCACAGTGTACAGCGGTTAATATCCCCGAGCTTCAGTGTGACGCGGATAACAGGGAGGACGGAAAGAACGTTATATTTAAATTAATGGCTATCAATGTTACAGAGGAGTAATTTACACGGCTATCAGCGTACCGCCGTCCAGCACATCAAGGATCACCCCGACGCGGCTCTGTTCCTCGATATGGGACTAGGAAAGACGGTTAGTACGCTAACAGCCGTAGCCGATCTTATAAACGAGTTCGAAGTAACTAAGGTGTTGATAGTAGCGCCAAAGCGCGTCGCCGAAATGACTTGGGGTGACGAGATCGAGAACTGGGCGCATATTAGACACCTACGTTTGTCAGTCATTAAAGGCACGGCGAAGCAACGCGAGATCGCCGCACGAGCAGACGCTGACGTTTATACCGTGAGCCGGGACAATCTCGTATGGCTTCTTCAAATGTGGGGGGGTTCTAAAGTTCCCTACGACATGTTGGTACTAGACGAGTTAAGCAGTTTCAAAAACCATCAGTCTAAACGCTTTAAAGCTGCAAAGATCATACGCCGAAGTGTTAGCCGGGTGGTGGGTCTGACGGGAACGCCTGCGCCAAACGGACTTATTGACCTATGGGCGCAAATGTATTTAGTCGATGGCGGGCAAAGGCTTGGGAAGACGATCACCGATTACCGAGCCAACTATTTCAGACCGGGCGCGCAGAACGGGGGCATAGTGTACGAGTACAAACCGCTTGCAACGACCGAGGCGGTATTAGGCGAAAAGATAGCCGACATAACGTTATCGATGAAAGCGCTTGATTTCCTGGATATGCCGGAACTTACATACCTCAACAACTACGTAGAGTTATCGCCAAAGGTGAAGAAGCAGTACGACAAGTTTGAAGAGGATCAAGTACTAGAGCTTATGCAGGAAGAAGAAATCACAGCGTTAAGCGCCGCCGCCTTATCAAACAAACTGTTACAGTTCGCCGGGGGTGCGATCTATGACGCAGACCGGAACATACACACCGTGCACGACGAGAAGCTAGAGACGTTGGTAGAGATGATAGAAGCCGCGAACGGTGCACCAGTACTGGTTGCTTACAACTTCCAACACGAGAAGGCGCGCATACTAAAGGCTCTAAGGGGCCTTGGGGCGGAAGCCCTTGAAGGCGTGGAGAGCGTACGCAGGTGGAACGAGGGAAAGATATCCGTCTTAGTGACGCACCCGGCCAGCGCGGGGCACGGGCTGAACATGCAGAAGGGCGGCAACCGTATAATATGGTACGGTACTACTTGGAGCTTGGAGTTATACCAACAGTTCAACGCCCGGCTATGGAGGCAGGGACAAAAGAATAGTGTGTTTGTCCATCACATCATTACGCGGGGTACAATTGACGAGCGGGTTATTGGAGCGTTGACCGGGAAAGCGGACACGCAGAACGGTTTAATGAATATGGTTAAAGAACTAATTAAAAAATATAGATTATGAAAAGGGCAAGTTACAAAGTGGGTGATATCGTAGAACTGATAGACGGTGTACAATATGTGTATCGCGGAAAGAACCGGAAAGAAGGGTACTATGTGTACGATCCGGTATTACCGAACAGGTTATCAGAGTTTTTCACGATCCCTGAAGAAGAGTGTGTAAAGTATGGTTATAATATAGGCGCGGTTCCGTTTGCTTGGAAAATGGACGCAAACGTTACAGTGCTATGAGAAAAGTAAAACTTATATTTTTCGAGCCGGGGCAGCAGGCCGAGCACGAGGGCGCAACGTACATAGCGGAGTTACAAGCGAAAGGTGGGTTATGTGCCGGGTGCGTGTTCAACAAGCGCGGCGAGCCGTGCGAATGTCCTAGGGGTTGGGTATGTGTAGATGTAATAGACAGTAGTAATATAATATTTAAGAAGAAATGAGAACAACAGATTACAAGAGAGATGACGTAGTGATTTTGAGTGATGGAAAACGCTACAGGTATTTAGGAATTAAGAGAATTATAGGAGAAGATAACTACTCTTATGAACCGTTAGAGGCTTCCGATTTCGCTCTATTGTCAGACAGTGGCGGACGGTTCGTCCCTTTCTCGTACAAGGTGGCAGTGGAGAAGCCCCGGAAGTGGTATCAGAAAATAGCCGATTGGTGGAAAGCGTCTAACCGCTGGAAGCATTTTCTTTTTGCGATCCCCCTCGGGGCGGTGTGTGGTGCTCCGTTCACTACGGGCATAGGTTTAGGTATGGAGATAAAGGATCACTTATACGGTAACCAGGCCGACTTTGTGGACTTCCTTCTAACCACGGTTGGCGGGTTGATCGGGCACGGCATTATGTTGGCCGTTGGTCTGGACTATGTGATAGGGTATTTAATCAATTTAATATTTTAAAGTATGGAAAATATGGATCATTTATTCAGAGAATATGAGATGAAGGAACAAGAAGTAGCCGGTATCCGAACCGGACGTTTTAGGACAGCGCTGGACCGTGCGGAGAAGGCACAGTATAATATGCGTGTCAAGATAGACAAGGCGGAAGCCGAGCGTGTGATGGTTTACGCCGAGCGCGTACCACGTAGCGCGAAGGAAGTGACAACAATCACGATTTACCGGAAGAGCGAGCCGCAACGCCGGGTGGACTTATCGAGAGTTGAGGCGCTCCGTTTGATCGGTGAACTTAAAGAAGCATTGAAGCTATGATGAGGGAATTTATGAAAATGCTGGGGCAAATGGTCCTGGCGATAGCGGCGGGGATCGCGCTTGGTTGTATTTTAGTATGTATCTTAAATAATTTATAGTATGCCGACACCATATATTAAGAAGAAACAGAGACGAGTTCTAGTCATCGAAGAAATGGCACAGTTATATAATCTTCATGCGTTTTTCATCTTCAACTGGCTTGAGGCGAACGGTGTGAAGTATCTCAAGGTGAAGGGCAAACCGTTTCACATGGTTAACGCGTCGTTGTTCTGTGAGGCGATCCGGGACATAATATACGCGGCTAGCAAAGTACGGGACGATAGGAACACGAGAACCGACCCGGAGCGCATACCGACAGTGGAGAATATGCTGTACCGTGACAAGGACAAGAAGCGTGTAGGGCCGTATGAGAACGACGACATAGAACGCCCGATCTACCCGAGTAAAGATACGGAGCTAAACCGTAACGGGATAGAGGTTTCAATGCTGTACCGGGTTAATATGTACTGCGATGGCAGTAGGTCGCTAGATGTTTTAGACCGGCGTACGCTGACATGGAAAACGATTGAGAGGGCCGAGAGATGGAAATGTAAAGATATTTTAGACGACTGGAAGGTTATGTACAATCTGGATTGTTAAATGGATTTAACTAAAAGTCACCTTTTCGTATAAAAACGTTAAGGTGACTTTTAGTTAAAAAATTTAACGCACTTCTCAAAAAACTTTGTGAGAGAAAACTTTTTAGAGAGAAAGCTTGATTTTAACGGTATTTTAACTAAAAAGCCTGTTTTTGACAAAAAAGTAGTGAAAAATGTCTTTGACACTGCCATTTCATGTTTGACACCTGACCAGCCCCACAGGACGCAGAACGCACTTTTCAAATTATTGATGTCATAGGTTAAAATTTGTATCTTTTACACCTAACTTGCTTATTTATAGTACTTTATCATATAATATAGTGTATTTGTCAAAGATGGAAAGATATATACTAGTTAGTAACTATTAATAAGTAATAATATAGTTAACTATATTATACTATTGTTATTGAATGTTATTGAAATTATGGAAATATTTAAATATAATCTATAGGGAAAACCCGTTTCCATCTTTCCATCTATGACACTTGAGCTGAAACGCCCTGTTCATCAGGGTTTCGGAGTGGAAAGATGTTTTTGGTAGGTGGAAAGATGGCGATTTGGGCGGAAAAAGCGTATTTTTGTAGAGTTGTAAATAAAAATTATATGGCTACAAAGAAGAAAGAAATTATAGAAACGAAGGAAGCGGTACAGCTGCCAAAAGTCGAGAAGGTTAGGCCGGATTACGCGCACTTCCAATTGGCTCCCACATACGCGGCTACCAAGTATTTGGCAGATTCGTTCAATTACACCAAGTGCTACCAGGTCGCTACGGCGCATTACGGCATGACGCCTATCTGGCAGGAGCCCCAAGAACTTTGGGAGGCGTACGCGATTTACTCGGCTTGGTGTGAAGCGACGCCCGTTATAACACAAGAGGCCGTCAAGTCCGGTAACATGGCTGGGACGCTCTATGAAGTGCCGAAGAAGCACCTTCAATCGGAGGGCGAGTTCTGCATGTTCCTGGGCGCTAACGTCAACTATTTGCACAACCGCCGCGCTACCTACGCCGAGAATCTGAAAGAGTTCGATCTGACGATATGCGCGGACTTCATAGCGGTGATCGACAGGATACGCGAAGCCATCGCACAGGACCTCGATCAGGGCGCGACGGTGGGACAGTTCGACGCCAACTACGTTCGTGCGCTACGGGGCATTAAAACGCAAATGGACTACACATCCAACGGCGAAGCTATCAAGGGCGGTTTGACGGTCAATGTAACCGATCCGAAAGTACGTGCAAAGGTTAGCTCGATCAAGAACTTTAAAAAGGATCACAAGGAGGACGATAAATAATGAATTGCACCTATGTATTTAACAAGATGATAGGACCGTTTTGCGACCCCTATATAAGAGGTATCGCGAGTAAAGGTGGTACGCGTTCATCAAAGACATGGAGCGTGTTACAGCTCCTCTATCTGGTTGCTAACGAAAGTACCGAGCCGCTTATGATCTCCTGCGTGACCGACACGTTACCGGCCGTGAAGCGCGGTATGTTCCGTGACTTCCAGAACATGCTGTTAGACGAAGGGGTATGGGACGACAACGCGCTTAACAAGTCCGATCTGATCTACACGGTGAAGCCGGGGGTCTGCATCGAATTCTTCGGGTGCGACAACGCGTCAAAGGTACACGGCCCAGCGCGTGACATTCTTTTCATCAACGAGGCGCAGCGTGTACCCCGTGAGATATTCAGGCAGTTGGACGTTCGTACCACGATCAAGGTTATTATCGACTTCAACCCGGTGCGGCGCTTCTGGGGTGAGACGGACTTCACAGGCGACAAGTACGTAACGATCCACAGCACCTACAAGGACAACCCGTACCTATCCAAGCAGCAGGTAGAGGCGATCGAGCGAAACGCCAAGGACGCTAACTGGTGGCGAGTATACGGTGAAGGACTGACGGGCGGGCTGGAAGGCCTCGTATATCCCCAAATTGAGACGATCGATGCTCTGCCGGAGGATTTAACGGGCGAGGACGTAAAGTTCGTTACAGGGCTTGATTTCGGCTTCCAGAACGACCCGACCGCTATTGTCAAGATCTACATGCGGGGCATGAACCTGTATATAGATGAAGTGTGCTACGAGACGAAGATGCTTAACCGCACGATCGCCGAGCGGCTTAAGATGGAAAGGCTGGACCGTACCATTACGGTATGCGACAACGCCGAGCAGAAGTCTATCATAGAGCTACGCGGCCTGGGCTGTAACACGATCCCCTGCATCAAGGGGAAAGGATCGATCCGTGCCGGCATCCAGCAGGTGAAGCAGTTCAACCTGTTCGTGACGAAGCGGAGCACTAACGTACTGGACGAGGCAGACAATTACACCTACGTCAAGGACAACCTGACCGACACGTACACAAACGAGCCGATAGACGCGTACAACCACGCATGGGACGCCATACGTTACGGCGTTGATTATCTTATACGTAAATACCGCCCGAGATACGCAAATAATGATTAGATTTGCAGCATGAGAGTAGACGATCGGGTACGCATTAAATACGATTACGCCGGGAACACCGGGACGGTTACAGAGGCCGACGTGCTAGGCGTGGTCGTGCAATGGGACGGATCGGGCGTTGAAGAGTGGTATTATTACGAAGAACTAGAACTGATTGAATATGAGTAAAACAGCGTTTTATGGCGTGGAGTGGTTGATACTCCAAGAGCAAACCAACTGGAAAGGAAAGATTAAAAACGCTTTCCGTCGCTTGTGGTGGAAAATTTGTGGGTATTACAACGGCAAACAATTAGAATATATTTGTAACTTGCATCCGAATTTTAAGGGCGGCCTAACTTCTGACCAAGCAGCGACACTTAACGCGGTGGCAGAGTACGCTAAGGCCGACCCTTTTATTATAAAAGACAGGAAGCTCGTGTACCGTATCCCTCGTATCGAGGACGTAACACTATGGCAGGTGATTGAGGCGAGACGGAGCGAGACGGCAACGGAGAAGGTAACGAAGTGGTGTACGCCTATCGAGCACAAGCCCGCGGAGTATGCGCCGGACAACGTCTACCATTTGCTTTGCGCTACGAAGTATATCAAGGAGCAGATAGAGACGGCGGACGGACTAGAGAAACGCTTGTTCCCTTTCGACGCGGGAAGCACGCCGGAAGACGATCCGATCAAGGAGGCGAAGAACGTGCTGACACTCGTACAAGCTACGGCAGAATTGTTCGCTTGTTCGTTCGAGGACGCGAAGCGGATCAACTATCTGGACGCGATGCTGGCGTTGTCAAAGCGGCACGAGGAGAACGAGAAACAAAAGGCAGAGATGAAGAAACATTATAAATCATAACGTTATGGGTTTAAAAAAGTATGAGATTATTACAGTAGGGAGCGACAAGAGAGTACGCGCCCTTCGTTCGTGGCAGGTGGGCGACCGTTACGTCAATATTGGCGACGTAGGTGGTATCGTGTACGACGAGAAGACATTATCACAGGACGGCGCTTGCTGGCTGTTTAGGGGCAACTTCGGTTTTCCCGGTGCGCGCATCGGTGGGGATTCGATCGTAGACGTAGCCGAAACGGCACTAAGCACCACGGGCGCACCCGCCGTAGACATTCTAGGGTCTAGCGTCGTAGTGGGTGGCCGGTTACGGTTTGTTGTAGATCAAACGGCAGCGGACGCCGTAGTACTAACGGCCGCCGACTTCGAACAGGGGACATTTAATTATGCAGCAGGCGCGAACTGGGAAACGTGGAAACTGTCAAGCCCTAGCTACTTGAGAACTAAGTCGCCCATTTTTATGGGGGGCACGGGTGTTACTTTGAAAGTAGACGTACCCGGGTACACAGTTCAAGCCTACGTTTTAGATCGTGATGGTATCGGCATAGCCGCTACGGCACTAACTGATACGGGGGTAGGCGTAACTCTATCCATCCCGGCAGGCCAGTATTTTGTGTTGACACTGGCGAAAAATCCAGTAGGTCCGACAGTCCCGGCAGACGCAACAGCCGCGCAAATCACGTTTACAGGATCTTATGAAGTTAAACTTTCTATCATTGATTCGCGTGTGGTGACCAGCCCGGCAACGGGTGCGGGCGTTATCGGGATAAGACCGGGCGGTACTTACACAATGGCGTCGGGGGCTAAGTACCCGGAAATAATCATAAGAAACTCTAATGTGTCCATATACATTCTGGCAATTGGTAGACGCGTCCGTTTGATGGGTCAGATAATCGGATCGACCGTAACGATAGATGCCGCCTCTACAGATCTTACATTAGCGGGACAGTACAACAATGTCAAAAACCTAACAGCTTCGGGCGCAGTTACCACTAACACAGGTGTGGAATCTTACAACATTATCCAAGCTACCGACTGTGACAACTTCGCCGTATCGCCCACAATCTTTCCCGGACTGGCAGCAGCGCAAACGGCTAACATGCCTTTCATCTTCCAAGGTTGTAACGTTCCGAACGGTATATTCTATCATCACGCACAGATCGCAAACACATACAAGAACATTGATTTTGCATTGGCCCAATCTGATTTGGGTAAATTGACGGCAAACGGGTACACACTCTGTAGCGCGGAAGTTGAAGGGGCGTATAGATGCGTTTCCACGGCGTTGGGCATTATTGGTGCATTGGTAGAAGCACACGACAGTGTTAAGTCTCTAAACATGACAGGTGCAGCAAACACCTATGGCACAACCATTTATAAGGATGCGTATTTTAATGGTATCTTTGAATTTGCAGGCACGAACGTTTTCGGTAACAAAGTACGTAGCCATCCACTGGCACAGGTTTTGAACGTTCAGCCGCGTGCGGTTCAAGGGGCGTTAAGCACTTCGGTAGTGGGACAAACTATTACAGGGATCATACCTTTGAGCACACATGTAAGTGTCCCGACTCCATTAAGATTGAACGGAGCTACAGGCCTAAGAGTTGACAATATCCCGGCGGGCATTGAGGCTACGTTCGTATATGTTAACCCGAGCAATACCGTAACCGCTAATAGCGCATGGACTGCAAGTTCCTTGACTGTCGCATCCGCGCAACTTAAGGAATACAAGGCGTATCTTATGTTTAGAAAGGCAGACAATGTAAGCCCGATCACACCCGCAGACCTTGCAGGCGTAACCGTAACGGTGTACAACGGTTGTAAGCTCGTGAACACAGGAGCAACAGCGGTTAACATAAAGGGCAATATCCGCGTAGAGGACAACGCTACATTGACTGATTGTTCGTTAATCGGTTCGGGCTACTTCGGCGGTAACGCCGTTATGTTGGGAATGGCCGTAGACGGGTGCGCATATATGAGGGACAACGCTTCCATTATAAAAACCGCGGGATCCGTTCCTATCAGAAACTTGAAAATGACTGAAAACGCGTACGCCGTAATAGGTGATTTTCAAGTGAACGGGACTATATACTTGTCCGACAATGCTAGGTTTACCCCTACATCCGCGGGGGTGTTTGGGGGAGGCTTAATTATGAAGGATAACGCGGTCATAACCGGCAGGTTATCTGTAAGCGGGGTGCTCACAATGAAGGATAATGCAAAAGTGGTTCTCGGCACAGCAACCACAAAGGGGGACATCACCCTATGCGGTTCGTATAACCAAACAGTCAGTAAAGCGTGGACGGGTAAACGCGTGATTGACAACGAGAACGCGCCCGAGTACGATAATAACGTAAAAACTCAATATGACTTTTAAAGGGATACTAGATCAGGTTGGAACATGGGGAGCGCAACACGCGCTTCCCGTATTCTTCGGAGATGAAGCCACACGTAATCGACTGGCAAACGATATAACGGGTGATTTTATTTTTGTTGATGTGCCCGGAGGAAGGCAGGACTATAACGACTATGCCGCCGAGGCGTTCTCGATCACAGTGCTTATACAGGTACTAGGCACTTCTCACTACGAAACTGACAGCTCGTCCGAGATCGACGTACTGGATCGGACGTTCACCGTTATTACGGACATAGCGAAAAAAGCAGTTTGTCTCTATGAGTCCGAGGGCGCGGCGGTTGTCAAACGCCAAAACATTTATGACAGTCCCAAATCAGGCTGGGAGATAACGCTTAATCTATCTGAATAATGGCACGTAACGCGATGTTGGAAATAGAGGTCCTGTTAACCAAGCTACGGGACGACATAGAAGCCTCGTACAAGGCTAAAGGGCTGATGGCTTCCGGTAACTTCGCCAAAGAGCTTAAGTTGGTTGTAAGCGGCAATAACGCCCGTATCACAGCGCCGCGTTATGTAGGTGCGATGGAAGGCGGACGCATTGCGGGTAAACGCCCGCCATTGTGGATCATCCGGAAGTGGATCGAGGACAAGAACAAGCAGGGAGCAACCATACCGTTAAGTGCGGCATATCCGATCGCGAAAGCTATCGGAGAGTTCGGGATCAAAGTGCCTAACAGTCACAACCCCGGCGGCGTGGTATCAGACGTACTCAACCCTGCAAGGGTCTTGAAGTTACAGAACGAAATAGTAACTATAATTAAATATGCTATTATTGACACTTTAAATATTAAATAATGAACATATATATACCGATAGCGGGCATAACGCTAACAGACAATCAGACGTACGACGGGCAATTACCCATGTGGGCTACACGCCCGCTAATGGTGAAGGTGACAACGGGCACGAACGAGCCTATAAATATAATCGTGCGGGAAGGCGGCGCGATCCGAAAGACTGTATCTTTGCCATACCAACAATATGGGGTGGATGTCGATCTATCCTTTGCCGCTCCGTTACTTAGACGTGCGGATCGTAACGTATCAGAGGGTACACCGTGGTTTCCCCAGCAGCTAATCGAGTTTTGGAGTACTGATATAGCGACTAGGACCATCATACCCGTATTTCATTGTGACGAAACGTACTGGGATACGCTAGGCGTTGACGCCGCATTACCCCAACCGCCAAAACCGCGCATACCGGGTCAGACGCTGGACATCTACTTCCCGTACTCTATTCACCCGTCCGACGCGCTTTCCGTCGAGGTTGAACCCGTGACAGGCGCGCCTAGTTCGGTTATATTCCCTACTACCTACGTACTGGGAAACACAATCGACATAAAGTATATTAAGAAGTTGACAATTAAAAACGTGTGGGGGTCTGGTCTGGATCAGGTGATTAACTATGAAGATCGTCTAATGTCTGACGCTATCTATGATGAGAGCCTGCAATGCGCTTTGCGCGCTAGATGGAACATGCGCAACGGGCAATGGTTTTGGGCTGCATTTAAGGACTACTTTTGGTCTAACAAGTTCACACCGATCCGAGGCCGCGGGGGCGTAACGGAACAAGCGGAGATCACTATAAACCTAGAGTATGGCGAAGAGTATTATAACGTGTACCAAGAGTTGTTGGTATCGTCTAATGTCGTGTTCGAGTTGAACATACCGGGTATAAACCAATATCAATCGAAACGGTTTAGGGCGGAAGTTTCGGGCGACACAGGGGCGAGATGGTCCAACAGTACAAAGACATACAGACAGCAGGTAAGGTTCAAGACAACGGAACTACAAGACAATTACATGTTCCCGTTAGCACCGGACCAACCGCCTGCACCGTCGATCGCGTTTAGCGCACAGAAAAACCCATGGACGATCGGCGCGGCGTATGCGGAAGGACTAGTTAACAGCATATACAGTAACGCGGCATGGGAAGTACAGATCGAGCCTAGCTGGCTTACTGTGACTAATGGCACGACGCTATTAACGCCTGACATGTTCGAACAAGGGGGCGCTAATGTAACACCGGGCGTTTCGTGGGAAGCGGCAAAAATAGACAGCTCTAAGAGGATAAGACTAAAGAAACCGTATACAGACTTAAACAACGAAATATACAGTCTTATAGCCGTCGCTCCGGGGTATATGTACGATTTTGTGTATCTTAACGCGGACGGTAGTATATCTTCTAGTTCAAATTGGATTCCTATAAACGGTAGGGTAAATCCGGGTGCACAGCAGCAAGTAGGGATATTAATAAGAAAAACGGACTATACCGATATTACGCCCGCAGACATCACGGCGATAAACGCCTATTGGGGAAAGCGTTATCACCAATTCCCCGCCGGCGCTGCTAATCTCACCGCAACGGTAGCTGCCAACACTGGTGAACCGAGATCGGGTAACATAGTCCTGAAGAGTTTGGCAGGGTCTACTACGTACAGCGTAGCCGTCACACAGGTCGGGGTTTCGGGCAATATATCCGCTAGCCCTAGTACGTTTAACGTAGACTATCTAACCCACCCGGTAACCGTGGACATTACATCGGTTGGCGACTGGTCTATATCGCAGCGGGATCCGTGGATAACTCCAACAGTTTGGGACAGCCCGAGCGGAACAACCGCCGTAACGTTAAAGATCGCTGACAGCACAAGTAACGACGCGCGAACCGGAACGATTAGGTTTTACGACCACATAACGCAACAGTATGCAACAGTTACGGTTAACCAAGCAGGCGCACCCGCTTCAATCGGTTTAGCCCCGTTCCGTATTTCGGGCAGTAAGGCGGGAGGAGAAGTAAGACCCGTTACATATCTATCTGACAATAATTGGACTATGGGAGGCGCTCCAAGTTGGGTGGCGGTTTCGCCTACTTCGGGCGCGGCTGGAACTGGTACAATAAACGTAACGTTCAATACGGCGAACCCGGGAGCGGCGCGGACAGGACAGTTAAGAATCAAGAATACAGTTACGAACGAGATTGCAATTTGTTTAATCACACAGGAGGGATAAGATGAAAATAGTATCATTAAGAGTTAACGGTTACGACATAGACGGTTTAGATAATGCGACGGTCAAGATCACATTAAACAACATTTCCCCGGTTACTATGACCGGGGACAGTGTCGCGTTCAGCGCGACGGTCGAAGTGCCGAGAACGCCTGACAATGATCGGACGTTTATAGGACTGAACAAGGGGCTTATGAACTGTGAGTATTACGTAGCCGAGGTGCGCGTATCGTCCATTCCGTTCAAGTATTACGCTTATGTGTCCGACGAGCCCACACAATTTTATGCGAAGGTGTCAGCGACTGAAACGGATTACACTGTCAACCTTATAGAAAGTACGGACAAGTGGTCAGACGTGAGCAAGCCTATATCGACGTTACCGGATTTCAGCCTTGTGAAGGACGGGGGTTTAAACTTAAGCGCCGCCAACCTTGCAAAGATAGTCCGTGAGTACGTGAACTTTCCGCAAATAACGTTCCCGGCGATCAACCCGTTTTTCAACCCGGGTGGTCTGCTTCCTCAACCAGAAGACGCCGCCTTTTTAGCGCCTACCATGGTTTGCGCCCGGGGTAGTATCACCTGGCAGGACAACGTAGCGACGGGAACGGTGAAGTTTCTGCCTAAAGGCAGCACCAAGGGGCGCGGGGGATATAAGTATCCGGACACCGCGGCGGTTGTGCTGGATAACTCACAGATATATATGTACGCTTCGTACTTTGGCAACCGTACAGGGGGAAGCCCGGCGGGATTCCGCATTTCGGCGGGCGAGAGCCAGCAGTTCCAAATGATCGTCGAATACAAGGGAAATGCAATACCGACTACTAAACCTACTATTCAGTTACGTGGTGCGGTATCGGGGGTGGGGCGGTCAATGTCTTACTACGGGAGCATAACCGACCGCATCTGGATTTACGTTACAGAGAATAATGCACAAATGACGGTTTACCCTAAACAGGATGCCTATATGCAGCTGGCGGCAACTATCGGAGGCGTGACACGTACAGACTATTTCAAGTTTCCGGACGGCTACGACCCGGAGGAGCTGATAAGATGCGGAGCGGGGCAGGCGGTGTTCGATGCAGCCATCAAGCCGCAATACGATTCAGTCACTAATGTAGCCATCGATTTTCCGTACACGGATGTAAAAAACATAGTGGACGACATGTGCACGGCATGGCATTGGAGGAAGATTTACCGCAACGGTACGTTACGCGTAGAACCGATAGTAGACGCCGATCTCCGGGACGGTACGTCTATGGCATGGGCGCGTATACACGATTGGAGCGACAAATTACGTAGCGTTGAAACCGTAGACGTTCCCGACGAATTCGCGGACCAATACGTTTGTACGATCGGTTCGGAAAAATTCAGTTACAACAACGGACCCGGAACGGTAACACCCGTTAAGGACGCTTACAAATCGTCTGTTAAGTTCTCGTATAACAGCCAGGTATTCCCGATCATGGGGCTAACCGCAGCGTTCGCCAAACCTAACAATTATAATTACTATTATACGTTTGTAAAAAATATCTATTACCCGTATATAAACCGGCATTTCAAGATGTTTAGATCGCGAATACAAGTTAAAATCAAGGCGCAACTAGAATATGCGGACGTTGAAAACCTACGATTGGGGGATGCTTACTACTTTTCGCAGCTGAATAGTTGTTTCTACATCAAATCTTTAGGCGAATATGACGTAGCAACTGGCGAATGTAAGCTATCTTTGTACAAAATGGATTTAAAATAACGTAAAAATGGCGGATCAAGTAACATTATTAGACCTAAATTTCGGCACGTCAGAAGCCGAGAAGGGGCTGGACGCGTTAATAGCCAAAAGTATGGCGCTTGCAAAAACTAAAAAGGATTTGCAGGCGGCCTACGCCTCCGAGAAGAAAGAGCTAGACGCGCTAAATCAGAACTACGCGGACGGCCTTGTGCAGCAGGACAAGTACGACGCAACTGTTAAGAAGCTGAATAAGTCTCTGATTGAGACGCAAAAGGCTATCCTAGACAATACCGAGGCGAACAAACAGAATAACGCCGAGATCAAGAGTACAAAAACGCTTCTCGACAACGAGGCTACGAGCGTCAACGCGCTACGCGCCCAACTGGCGCAGAACACCGCGGAGCTAAACAAGATGAGCGAGGCGCAACGGACTACTAGTCAGGAGGGGAAAGACCTAACCGAGCAGACATTCGAATTATCGGAAAAACTCAAAAAGTTGGAAAAATCCATTGGGGACAACCGCCGTAATGTCGGTAATTACGCGGAAGGCATCAAGGACGGTATACTCCAAACACAAGGGCTAACCGGGGGGACTGGTGCGCTGGTGGGACAAATGAAAAGCGGCATCGCCGGGGTGCAGGCGTTCAACGCGGCGTTAAAGGCGAACCCTATTATATTCGTCGTGTCTATAGTCTTAACTCTTATCGGGACCATTGAGAAGCTGATGAAACGTAACAGCGAGTTAGCGACTAGCTTGAATGCGGCGTTCGCGCCGTTTAAGGTGATTTTAGGGCGGTTGTTGGACTGGATAACCGATCTATTCAAGGGTGTGGCGTTCGTGCTTGAGAACATTGCTAAAGGCGTTACATGGCTATTGGATAAGCTGGGACTAATCAGTGAGGAGACGAAGAAGGCAGCGGCGGAAGGCGCACGGCTGGCAGGGGAGACACAGCGTATTTATCAGGAGGAAACCAAGGCGCTTGTCCCAATGGCACGAATGCGGAGGGAACTAGAGGAACTTAAGACTTTGGCAGCGGATCAGAACAAAACTACCGCGGAGCGAACGGAACTGCTAAAGGAAGCTGCGGAGAAATTGCATATCATACGTGATTTGGAACTGGCGGTACTTAACTCCAAATACAAGCAGATCAAAGCCGAGAACCAATTAGGATATACAAGCGACGAGGACGCACGAAAAGAACAGGAAGCCCTTGCAGCACTGGAAGCCGCGAAAGCGAGTTACGCCACGCAGGAAAAAGAGTTAATAGGGCAAATGACGGGCCTTGAAAAATCGGAACGGGACAAGCGAGCGGCTGATGCAAAAGCAGCAGCGGAGAAGAAGAAAAAGGCGACAGAGGCGGCGACAAAAGCAGAAGCCGAGGCGGTAAAGAAGCAAGCCGAGGTGCTTAAGAAGGCGCAGGAGGAAACGATCAAGGCATACGAACAGAGTGTCAAGAAGATGGAGCTAGAGATAGCCGAGACCCAGTTAAGAACGGGTAAAACTTCGATAGAGGAGACGCAACATGTGATTAACGAGCAGATCGCTCTGGAAAAATATAAGAGAGATCAAAAGCTCATAACAGAACAGGAATACCTGAACAATGTTCGCGCTCTGAACCTGCAATTTGAGACGGAAGTTAAGGCCGAAGCCGACCGAAAAAAAGAACAGAAGAAAGCCGCGGACGCTCTAAACTTAGAGAATGAGCGCGCATTAGCGGATGTAAAGTTGCAAAACGACCTAGACAACCAAATAACCCGGTTGGACGCTATGAAGGCTCTAGAGATCGCGAACGCAGAAAAGATCGGAGCAGAAACAACTGCTATAACCGAGCGTTTCGAACTCATGAAGGACGAAGTAAGACGGAAGTACTACAACGCGCAGTTAGAGATGGCAGCGGGCACAGCCGGACAGCTCTCTAGCTTACTGGGGGAAGAAAGCGCAGCAGGCAAAGCATTTGCCACGGCACAAGCACTTATCAATACTTATCTAGGCGCTTCTAAAGCACTGGCACAGGGTGGTATCTGGGGTATCGCGCAGGCGGCTATCGTAGTGGCGGCGGGTATGAAGAACGTTATGAGCATTAACAAGACTAAAGAGCCGGACACTAAGATCAATACAAGCGTGAGGAAGTACGCAAAGGGTGGACAAATATACGGCCCTAGTCATTCAGCCGGGGGCGTGACGTTCACCGGGTCAAACGGTCAACAGTTCGAAGCCGAAGGCGGGGAGAATATGTATATTTTGAACCGGAAGGCTTCTGGCGCGATCAACGCATTATCAGCTCTTAATATGGAGTACGGCGGGCGTTCATTCGGTTCGTCTGGCGTGTACCGGTACGCCAATGGTGGGAAGATCGACGTAGGCGGCGGTGCAAGCATGCAGTTACCTAGTAATTTTAGCCTGTCGAATGACAGTTTGCGAAAACTGGCGGCGATCATGTACGATTCAGTGGCTAGCGTTCCCGCTCCACGTGTGGCGGTTACCGATATAGACGAGGGTCAACAACAATATAATAGCGTACAAGTAGCGGCTAGCCTATAAATCATAGGTAAAGCCGCGGCCTCGTGCCATTAAATAATATATCTTTGTACCAATAATATAGTAATATATGAAAACATTTGAAAAATTACGCATTATAGAAGCCGGGGAAACCACAAACTACTATGAAGAAGGGGGAAAGGCTTATAAATTAGTCATCTCTGCTAGTGCTTTCCCGTCTTTAGTTGGTTTGGGTAATACCCGGCCTATTCACGCACGCCGCACTCATAACGGCGAGGACTTGCTGGACGGGTATATCGGGTATTTCGTCAACTTCACGCACGATGAAAAGGCCGTTTATGCTGATCTGGTCATGTCGGAAGCGCTGGAAAGAGCATATCCTAGCGAATATAATTTTATGGTTGCTATGATCGAGAAAGAGCCGGAGCTACTAGGCGTATCGGTTAATCAGTCTGACGTTAAATGGTTGGATGAAGCGACGCAAACCGCAACCGTAACAGAAGTAAGAGAATTATTTAGTGCCGATTTGGTGGGACTTCCCGCGGCTACTAGTTCTTTATTTAATAACAATTTAAACAAATTATCAATGAGCAAATTTTGGACAAAATTAGTCGAGCGAGTTAAATCAACTAAGCTAGCTAGGGAAACCGTCACAACCAAAGAGGGGAAAGAGCTTGTTATTATCGCACAAGGCGAGCAGGCGGCTCTAGGTGACGAAGTACAGGACGCCGAGGGCAAACCCGTAGAAGATGGCGATTATTACATTTCTATTGGCGAAGGCGAGGACATGATTATTTCAGTCGTAGCCGGAAAGATTTCTGACGTGAAAGAAGTGGAAAGCGAAGCTAAAAGCGAAGAAGAGGGTCAAGAAGAGTTAGCAACCGAGGAAGAAAAGCCGGAAGAGGACAAAGAAGACGGGGACAAAAAGAAAACGGCTACACCGGAAGAACTTGCAGCGATCCGCAAAGAAGTTACCGAGCTGAAGAAAACCGTGTCTGATCTTAAGACGCAGCTAAACAAGCGTACTGGTGCACCTGCAGCAGCAAAAACAGAGCTGAAGACCGAAGTAAAGACCGGAACAAAATTGAGCCGCGAAGAGGTTCAGAAGGCCGCAGCAGAAATGCGTAAAAAATTCAAATATTAATCTACTAAAACATTAAAATTATGGCATTTACATTTAGCGATTTAAACAAATTGAATATCGACAGCCTGGCCGATGTTATTTCTTTGACACTTGGGCTGGAGGGCGAATTGTCCAACGGAGTAACCGTGTTAGCGGGTATTGAAAAGGGCAAACCTATCTTGACATTTACAGCAACCGACAAGGCAGTAAGACGTTCCGCGGGCTGCGATAGCGAATACAAATATAGCGCATTGCAGGACAAGGTTAAATACTACGATCACGCGCAGATTGAGTTGCCTATCGTGGTTTGTCTGCAAGACTTGTGGGGCAAAATGGTTGCAAAAGGCGTTCACCTTTCAGATGATTTCGACCAAACACAGTTGGCAGCGTTCATGCAGAATGAAATTCTGAAAGTATTGGAAGCTGACATGTTACGTCTCGTATGGCTGGACGGTCTGAAAGCAACTGATACAGCGGGTGTATACACCGTGTTTAAAAACGGTGGTATCATCAAGCAAATGCAGGCATCAACCGAATCTATTAAGGCTCTTGTTCCTTCAGGCGCAGGCGCAAACGTTTTGGAATGTCTGAAATGGTGTATCGACAACCAACGCCCGGATCAGCTGGACGATTCAGAATTCTATGTAACTAGCAACATTATGCGTGCTTACAAGGACTTGGTAGAGGCAAAAGATAACCATTTGGCACAAGCTAACATGGAGAATGGCAAACCCGCATACTACTTCGAAGGTTACAAGGTGAACGAGTTGAGACACGTTTCGAACAGTGCTAAGGGTGACGCTTTGACAGTTCAGTCTTTCATTGCTTTCTCACCGAAAACTAACATCCAGTTGGCTTTGGAAGATGCAAGTCTGACTATTGATCCGTTCATCCGTGACGCTAAGGACCGTAAGTATTACAGTACAACCGTATTTGCGGCTGACGCTATGCTGGCAGTTCCCCAATATATGAAATTGTGCACCGCAGCAGGTGTTTAATAATTAAAACAAAGATTAAATGGCTTGTATAAAGACATTAAATAAAGCAATTACCTACGACTGCCAACCCGGTAGCGTAGGTATCGCTGAAATGTATCTGATTAACTTTGACGACGTAACCTCCGCAACCGTTGATGGCTACAACTCCTTAACGGATATAACGTTAAAAGCAGGGGCAAAGACAATCCCGGTTGAATGTTATAAGAACGGTGCGAAGCTTACAGAGACGTTGAAGTTATCGGATGTTTCGGCAGGTTTGGATCAGTCCGTTATGTTCACTATATATAACAAATATGGCTATAGAATTAACACAGTTGTGTCGGCTTTGTTATCTGGGCGTTTCATGGCGGCTATCAAGTTGAACGATATAAACGCGGTTCAAACTATGGTTGGTCTAAAATGTGGGCTTGAAATTTCTCAAGCTGATATGGATTCTAACGCGGCGGGCGGTTTTACTACAATAACGATTAAAACGCCGGACGATGCTAGAGGAGAAAATAGAATATCAATTGCTTCGGCAGCGTGGACAACGATCACAGCCGCAAAACTTGTATAATATGGGATGCTTAAATAAATTAAATAAGGCGATCTTAGTTGATTGCGACGGAGGGGCAACAGGTGTAGCCGAGATGCTTCTTATCAACTTTGCAGATGTATCGACTAAGAGCGTAGCGAATGGTATTGCCACTATAACGCTAGCCTCTGGGGCTAAAGCCGTGTTGGTTGAGAGTAACAAGAAGGGTGTAAACGCTACGGAAGAGATAAAGACTAACGATAACGCGCCAACAGCATTAACGCAGGCGGTTACGTTCACACTGTATCAGGGCGACGTAAACGGAACCTTGATTGTTAATCAGATTTTAAATGGTACGTTTCTGGCGCTTGTTAAAACTAAAGCTGGGAGACTCCGCGTTTACGGGTATAACTACGGTTTGAGCGTTACTGCTATTTCGGAGGACTTGAACGCGAACGGCGGTTTTACTACCATCACGTTATCGACATCGGAAAATGTGATCGGCGAGGCTCGTGTAAGCTTCGCAGATGCTAGTTATAACACGTTGAGAGCCGCGGCTATCGTAACAGAATCATAAAGGAGGATATTATATGGCATGTATAAAAAAACTAGCAAGCGATATTGGTTTTGATTGTGGAAATCTCACCCAGGTAGACGGGACTGGGGAAATAGACGAGGCTATTATCATCAATTCGAGTGATATATCCACTATTTCGGAATCCGGAGGGGTCGGTACTATAACTATGCTAACCGGGGCTAAGGGGTTCATGGTTAACTCTGTAAATAATTCTATAATGTATCAAGACGCTATTAAAGTGAATGATACAACCCCGCCGGGAGAAGATCAGAGCGTAGTTCTTAAGGTGCTAAGACAAGGGGGATTGACCGAATATCGGAAGGTGATTAACCAACTTTTAGGAGGGAATTTCCGAGTAGCTTTCAAATCTAAATTAGGTAATTATTTTTTGGCCGGCGCGTTTTGCGGTTTGGAAGCGTCAGACCTTGCAACCGATTCCAGCAACGGCGGCATTTCAACAGTAACACTTAAAACACCGGAAGCGTCAACGGGTGACAGGTTGGTAACGCTAACTAAGGCAGCTTATGACGGTCTAAAGATACCGAAAGTTTAATAAATTAAAAACAGTTTAAAAGATGGAAAAAATTACAGATATAGGGCAGATCGTTTCATTGTGTCAGACAATGACTAATCTAAAATTGGATATTGCGTGCGGGGCGGATCGCCTGTTTGCACAACGTTGGTACGAAGAACGTTATTTAACTGGTGTACACACCCGCTACGTAATGAAGCCGGGACTGTTCATCAATTCGATTGAAGATGGACGAGTGTACCGCGCATTCAACACAAGTGACGAGAAGGCTGTAGAGTTCATGGAAGCTAACGAGAATTACCGCGAGTACTTTATAGACCTGCAAGCAGAACCGGAAGCAGAACCGGAAGCAGAACCGGAAGCGCCTGTAGAAGAGCCGGAAGCAGAACCGGAAGCGCCTGTAGAAGGTGAACCGGAGCTGACAGAGGAAGAGATCGCCGCGGCAAGACGCAGCGAAGCGGCTAAAAAGGCAGCGGCTACTAGAGCGGCAAACAAAGCAGCAGCGGAAGCAGAAGCAGCCGAGGGTCTTAAAGAGTTCGAAGAGTAATATTTAAAAAGCAAATCAATGATCGCAGCAAAGAAAATAGAGTTAATAGTACGTAGGGCACTGAATTTAGTGCCCCGTACCTCGGAAGGGGTGGTTAGCTATGATGTAGACAACTTATACCCGCAACGTATCGCAAATCTTATCGACGCCAGCAAGACCGCTACGGCGTGTTGTGACAAGGCGAAAGAGAACATTATTTGCGAAGGCTTTGTTAACGAAGAATTTGCAGCGAGAACCAACGAGCACGGCCAAGATATGAACGATGTTTTAGAGTTCGTAGCGGACGAGATACCGAGATATAGAGGTTACGCGTTAATAGTACAATACGGCGGCGATGGTCGCCCTTTGTACTGTTATCCCGTTCCGTTCGGTTACGTTCGTGCCGTTCTTAATGAAGATTACAAACGCGATTCAATCGTACGGAAATGGCGCGTATTCGATAACTGGGAACGCGAGACGCTGAAGGACACGAACGTTAAAACGGGCGTAGTTTATCCGAACTTCAACCCGAAAAACTTTTGGAAGGAATGTGAAGAGTACGGAGGTATCGAAAACCATCCGGGACAATTATATTACGCTAACTTCTCAAACCGTCGCCCCTACCCTATCAGCCCGTTTCACGCAGTACAGCCGGAAATGGGAGCAGAACATGGGAACGCATTGTATGTTGAGAACGTTCTAGCGCGTGGTTTCCACGCATGCAGCGTAGTTTCACACGGGATGTTCCAGAGCGATCAGGAGCAAAACGAGTTCCGGGATGCCATTACTGAAATGATGGGTGTTGAGGGTACAGGTGCGGTTCTCACAGTACGAGATGAGAATGTAGGTATTACAGAGAAGCCCTTTATCCGGGTGGATCAGATCGGTACGCCTATTGATTCCGACCTGTATAAATCGTATTGCGAGCCGTTGCGGAAAGACATTGCAATTTCTTGCTTTACAATTCCGATCCCGCTTATTGATTCATCGTTGATCAGCTTTTCGAATGCGTCGGGCGAAGTGGTTAAGGAGATGCAGCGCGTTTACCGCCGTTCATTGGCGCGTGTCCGTGATAAGATTTCCCGCGACCTGGCGTATATATTCGACCTAGACCCGGAAATAACTAAGATTAAAAACGATTTGGAAGGCGGTGCAGATACACCCGCCGACCAAGTAATAACAGATTAATATGGCATACCCGATCCAATTACTACGAGATTTATTCACGATCGCAAAGGACGTTAAGGACAGCGACATTGAGAAGGCATTTTACGAGGCTGATATGCTTGATATGTCGCCGCAACTTCACCGATCTTATGAAGAGATACCGCCGGAATACTTAGTTGATACCACGGCGCGTACAGGAGCTAATAAAGTATTGTGCTACTACGCCTTTGCGCGCTACTTGCAGACAAGCGAGCAGCAGAGCACGGCGAGCGGCCTAAAAATACAAAACTATGGCGGCAGCTACGTTCTGGCTGATGACAACAAATCAAAACGGTTTGAAGCGGAACGCGGCAAGGCCGATTTATTTATAGTCCCGTTAATCAAGGCGTTTAAAGACGCTAAACTGATTAAAGAGGAATGTTCACACAGGGTACAATCTAGGATATGTTTAATAAAATAATGGATGGAGTTTTTGATACGGCGCGTGTCGCGTCTCTAGCTTTCCTGCTAACAGTTACAAATGATGTGATGACTTTCTTTGTCCTTATAATCTTATTCGGCACATTAAATTTCATAGTAGGACTTATCGCGGGTTTAAGGGCCGGTGAAAAATACAGCCATAAAAAGGCTTTTCATGCGTTTTTCGAGTATGCAATAGCCGCGATCGTGATTCTATTCACAGCAGCAGCCGCACGGCTTATCGAGCCGGGAGGGAACTATACGGAATTATTGCGATTACTAACTACGCTTTTCGCGTTGGTGTATTCTAAGAATATTATCCGTAACTTTAAGAAGATCCAGCCGGATAACGAATTTATAGCGGTACTGGATATTCTGATTAATACTAAATATCTGGACTTTATAAAAAATTTGAAAAATGCGAAACTTCACAATTCAAGAGCTAACCGCGTCAACGACAGCGGCGGCGAAGAAGATCAACAACGATCCGACACCAGAAGCAGCGGAGAATCTGAAACAGCTAGTCAATAACGTGCTAGACCCTCTACGGGACGCGTACGGCAAGCCGATCCGGGTTAATAGCGGATATAGATCACCCGCCCTAAACGCGGCGGTAAAAGGCTCTAAAACGTCGCAGCACATGAAGGGACAAGCGGCGGACATAACAGGGGGTAACAAACAGGAAAATAAGAAACTCTTTGAACTGGCACGGGAACTCAATTTGCCGTATTGCCAGCTTATCGATGAAAAGGGTTTCGCCTGGGTGCATATCTCATACGATAAGAACAACGTGAAACGCCAAATCTTACACTTATGAAAATAACATTAAATAAGATATTGGTGTGTTTAGCTGTCCTCCTGGCCATTTTGTTGTACGCGTCGTATAAGACAGTACAAAAACAGAGAAAAGAGCTAGAACGGCAGGAAAACAACCTCACCGCGCTTAACACCGAGGCCGTAGCATTTAAGACTACGGCAGGCGATTACGCGGAACAGGCCAGGCAGTTAAAGTTAGAGAAGGACGAGCTAGAGCTATATAACGCTGATCTATATAATAAGGTACGCGAGGCGGGAATAAAGATAAGAGAGCTAAAGAACGCTACAAGGGCCGAGACAGTTACCAAGGTGGACACTGTGGTTAAGACAGAATACCGGGACGGAAACAAGGAAAACAGGCTAGCCCACTATTTCGATGGGTGGAATGATATACAAGTTGAATCCAAACCGGACACCACAATTATAAAATCTAGTAGTGTTGACACAATAGACGTGATCGGATCAGTCAAGCAAAAGCGTTTTTTATTCTTCCGGATCGGAAAACCGAAACAAACGATAACCGTATCGAACAAAAACCCAAAATCTAAAATACACGTAGAATTCTCGGCAGAATTCGACAAATAACGCCTTCCATCTTTCACAAATGCCTTTCCATCTTTGACGCTTGAAAATTTAAAACGCTGATTCTTAACGAGTTGGCGTTTTTGCTTGTAAAAGATTAAAATTTGTATCTTTGACACTTAACTTGCTTATTTATAGTACTTTATACTGTAATATAGTGTATTTGTCAAAGATGGAAAGATGATATATAGAGATAAGAATGAAATAGTAATATAATCTATAAAATATGTAAATATATGAATTAATATGTGAATGAATTTATGGAAATATTTAAATATAAACTAATAGAGAAACTATGTTTCATCTTAGACACTTCACCTGTTTTTGCCACTTAACTAACTGATACGCACGCAGTTAAGGCATGAAAGATGCGTTTAAAAAGGGCTATTTATCATTGACACTGTTACCAAACCCTCAAAACCGTTAATCAGAGTTAAATTACTAAAGTTTTTTGGGAAATAGTTTTGTAGTTCAAAATAAAGCCCTACCTTTGTCACATCGAAATGAGAAACCAACTAAATTTGTTGAACTATTCCGATACCGGAGAATCGTTTTAAACATTACTAGATATGGCAGCAATAGACATTTATAAGTTAGAAGCGTTCTTTTATAAGATTATACGGGAGAGGATTACAGCGTGCAAAACGATAGGCGAGGCTACAATGCTATACGGCTATCCGGGCAACTCGAAAATGATGTTCGATGATTTGCAACGAGAAGAAGAAGCCGGAAAAAAGTTTAAGTATAAAATCCGGGGCTTTATAATTCCACACGCCAAACGTTACGAAACTATTTTCGAGCAGGCCCGGCGCGCTGCATACTCCGATCACGTACAAACTTATCGAACGTCTGACAAATTGAATTTTAAATTTAACGAAAAGATGAAATGGAAAAAGTAGAACTTATCACAGTGGCGGAAGCCGCCCGGTTAGCGGAGTGCACCGAAAACGCTATTCGCTACCAGCTCAACGCCGGAAAACTCACCCGGTACGAGAACGGAACGGGCAAAATCAGAGTGAACAAAAATGAATTATTAGAAACAATTTTTAATTTTAAAAAGAAATGAAAGTAGTAATCGAATTAATCGGAAATGAGAGTGTGAAGGAATTGTTAGCGGCATCTAACTATTTACGTGAATTGGCCGGCGAAGCCATACCGGAAGTAACGGAACGTAAAACCGATCTTGACAAGTTAGCGGACGCAGTTGTAGAAGCGACAAAGGTGAAGGACGAAGAGAAGCCTAAAACAGTGGCCGAGATCGTAGAATCAGAACGCGCCAAGACCCGTGCTAAGCGTGCCGCGAAACCTGCACCTGCACCAGCAGAAGAGCCTGCACCAGCAGAAGAGCCTGCACCAGCAGAAGAGC